TATTTAAAGTGTGTGCACAACAACAATAGATGCACGTGACAGACTCTATTCGAATTTTGTTAATGCTCCTGTCTCATGTGATGCAAAAGACAGGAAGATTGACGTTCGAAGAAAAATGTAAAATGCTCGAATTCATAGGTACCGTTGCTAAACACACAGAGTTTAGACCGAGTCTTTCGAATTCCGACGAATCTGTGCAATTGTATACAAACCCAATATTACACCTAGAAGAGAATAAAGTGCATAATAGTTAGAACCATTTCTAAATTGATACACACTCCATATGCTACTCGCTATTATACCGGATACAATGTACTGCATGTCATAATCTTCGACATTTTTCATATTGTATACATCACTGAATTCATTCATGATTTGGTATAAACCTATCGACGTAGCCACAAAAAAGAGAATGTTGTCTACGTTCATTATAATTGCTAAAGAAAATATTTGTAACATATATAAAATGAGCAGCTCCCCAGAAACCGTCCTCGCCGGATATGGCACTTCAGAAAAGTCCAAAGAAGTCAAAATCGTCGTTGACCGCGTGAAGGCACTCGCCAACCGTTACAGAAAGACTGGTATCAACAAGGAAAACATCTGTGGGGTCGTATCTTCTCTCATGATGGAAGTTAACAAGATCAAAGTCCTTCGTGGCCCAGAAAAGAAAGAACTCGTCATCGACTTGATTTATTCCATTATCGAAGACATTGATGATGGTGAAGAAGACTCCGAGCTCGAAGTTGTTCTCAAGAAGATGGTCCCACCAATGATCGACAGCTTCTCGGTGATGCTAAAGATAACTAAAGGTTGCGGTTGCTTTGGAAAGTAGATGAAGTTTCCGTCTCTGGAAACCATGGTAATGTACGGTATTTACACTATTAGGGATTTAATCCTGTATTCAGAAGATAAACTTGTACAAAGGAACATTCGCGTACTCAATGAATGCGATACATGTTCGTTTGTATTTGAAGGTCACGCGTGTGACAACTGTAACTCTATTAAAAAGGAAGATCGTTTAGTACTCAGGTAAAAATGCCAAGTTATCCGATTGTTACAACGCACACGACGCGTCACTTTCGCGCTTTTCGAAAGTGATTGCATATGCTGCGCAGAACGCAGAATGATAAAAGCACTCAAACACGAATGCCTAAAGCGCGGCAATCGAATACACCAATTTGCTGCCTGGGTAAAAAGGAAATTTGGTACACTCGTCATATACAGGAAAACGAGTTATGGAAATGGAGTTTCCCTCCCGTGTGTTTTGTGTAGAAAGGTCATAGAAAAATACGGGTTACGTTGGAGAGCCTATGACGGGGAAGCGTGGATAGATAGTTTTAACTCTAAACACATACCCAAATCAAAACCAACAAATAAACAACGCAGACTTTTAAGATTTGGGCTTAATGATTAGACCCAAGGCAGATTCTAAATTGTTTTGGTTTCTTTTTAGCGGCTTTTCTCTTTTCAATTTAAGAGTTTCATTCTTACCAGTCGATCTGTTTATTTCATCCATCTTTTTCGTGTTTGAAATAATCGGTATGACTCGGTCTTCTAATGGTTTCTTATCTATTTCTCTAGGTTTCTCTTTGTCTACCAGGCTATTGCTTCTAAATTCTTCTATGGTGAGATCACCCCCAAACACATCTAACTGCTCTCTCAGGGGGGCCATAGTTATGGACCCAAGTTTGTTATACAACTTTTTACGCATGATTATGATGTTACTACATATGATACCACCACGCGTAATTCCATATTTATCTATGGCGTAGCGCTTCATACAACTCCATGAACAGAATCCCCCACATGTGTAAAATTTATTACGCTTTTCATCATATTTGTACGGCAATTCCAGGGTTTCCCCTTCGAATGGATGACAACACCACCAGCACCACATAATATAAATTTATATATAAGTCTTTAAGTATATATTTTTTTTCTCAGTACATGTCAAAGTCACCATGGGTGGAGGAGGAAGTACCACCATCAAACAGAATCTCAATATGTCCATGGTAAATGAAATGCTGTACAGTTCCGTAGAAAAAAACGAAAGTATAACAAGCAATGACATAGAAAATGTCCAAAATATGGAAATTGAATACGGCACCGTCATTGGATGCAACATTGAAACACAACAAACATCAGAATCGAGTATCATGACGAAAACGAGACAGATTGTAAGCAGTTTCAAATCTGTAGAAAATGATATTGCTTCGGCCATGCAAGCTCAGGTGAGTGGTGCACTCGATAAGCAAACCCAAATGGGTAACTTGCAATTTGGTGACCGCCAAAACATAGAACAAAACATAAACAACGAAATAAAGAATGTTATAACTACAGAAATGTCATCTGAAAATCTAACAACCGTTATTAACAACGCTGTGAATATCCAAAACCAAAAAGTTTACATAGACACGGCTATTTGTAATGAGGGTGAAACACACAGTTTTAAACAGGATATTTCAGCAGACATTGCCGCACAAACTGTATCTGAAAACATTCTTTCTGCTGTATCCCAAAACAAAGTGATCAACGATATAGTCGCAGAAACAGAAGCCACATTGTCCACAAAGGCTGGTGGCGTTGCTGAAGTTGTGGATTCCGTCGGTAACGCGTTTTCCGGTCCATTCATGTACGCCGCCATCGCTTCCGTGGCGTGTGCACTCATCTTGGTAGTCGCATTGGTCGCACTCGGTAGGTCTCCAGCTGGTCAAAATGCGATGAGAAGTGGTAAATTTCCAGGTATGAAATAAATTACATTTTTGTTCTCTGTGGTGTACTGTGACCACTAAAAACAAAAATACATTTACAAAGATTCAAGGTGCTTAATCAAGGCGTCTCGTTTGTTTGCCTTCGCGAGTGGGATGATTCGCGCGAGTTTTTCTTCGTCGTTGGTGGTTTCCTTAGCGAGACCATAAACTATGTACGGATTAAGGAACTTTTTTGGTGCGGATTCCCTCACATATTTGAGAGCTTTGGAGTCACCAGTCAAATTTTCTCGCATCCTGATGGATGTCAACCACATCACTACCAACACGAGTGATACGACCAAAGCTATGGTATTAAGTCTCCCGTTATTCATTACAGTATATAAAGAAATAAATTTTCTTTAAATTAATGATTTTAAGCATAGACGTAGGTATACGTAACTTAGCCATATGTCAATTTAACGAGGAGTCTAATCTAGTCATGAACTGGGACGTATCGGGTGTCCCCCCAGAATCTAAAGATGGCATATTCATATCCATGCGAAACCATCTAGACGAAAGACCGTGGGTCTTAAAATCGGACATCATTCTCATAGAGAAACAGCCCGACCGAAACAAGAAAATGAAAATGGTAGAAAACTTTTTACATGCGTACTTTGTCATAAAAGCACCTAAGTCCGAAACCATCATTTACGATGCCAAGTTTAAGATTCCAGACGTGTGTGGCCCGGGTAAAGCTCAATATCTCAAAAGGAAGAAAGTATCCATAGAAAGGTGCGAAGCGTTTTTGAATGACAATCCCATCAACGCCCATTGGCTCCCAGTATTCAAGGAGTCTAAGAAGAAAGATGACCTCGCAGACACGGTGATGCAAGCCATCAGTTTCACGAAGCGTACGGAACCACTCAAGAAGACTGTGAAAAAGAAAGTCATTCCAAGAAAACCTAATCAAAATCAAAAGGAATCTAAATACTCAAAGTCTAATCTTGCGTGGATTTACCTTAACAAACCCGAATGTGAATGCCTCGAGAAAAACAAACGGTTCATGAAAGACTTGAGAAGATACTACAAGGACATAGACGGATTGAAAAACGATTTAGACGAAAAATATCTAAAGTAAAGTAATGCTCAGATATGCGGCAACATTCAGGGAACTCCCGCGTGTTTTAGAAATCATACACAAAAGAGGTGAGAAGGTCATCGTCGATTACGCGAAGGAAGACTGCAAATTAAGAGACGCGTTCGAAGTCATGCGTACCACAGAGAGTGTCATCAAAACACTCCCACCGGAATCCATGTGTGCCATAAAACTCACGAGTTTTGGTTCGAGAGAGTCGAAATCTACGGCAAAGGACTGCGCACACTCCATAATAAAAACGGCGAAGAAACATGGTGTAAAGATTTGCATAGACGCCGAAGACGTGTTGTACCCAGACATATGTTACGATATGATGGCGGAACACAACACACGAAGTGATGTTCATGTATACAAGACCTACCAAATGTATAGAACGCGGGCGATGCAAGAACTTCTGTGTGACATGGATGACACACAAAAGGATGGGGTCATGCTCGGTGCAAAGCTTGTACGCGGTGCTTACTTGAGAACACAAGAAGGCCTGTTTTCGAATAAGGCAGACGTAGACAATGAGTATGCGAAAGCGATGGCGTACTCACTCGTGTGTCCACACGTACACACCATCATCGCGACACACAATGAAAGGTCTCTTCGTTACGCGACGAGGTTTGACAAAGAACAATACGTGACCGCACAACTTTTAGGAATGGGTAAAAACATAGGCATCGATTACAGATACGTCCCTTTTGGAAACATGATAGAACTTACTCCCTATCTGCTAAGGCGCCTGAGAGAAAGGATGTCATGGAATTAAAGATTTAACCCGTTGTATAATTAATCATGCAGAAAGATGTCTTGGATCACGGATTTGTTCGCCTCGTGGACCACATGCCTCAACAAGATTTGGATGCGGCCATCGTACAATCCGCCCGAGTCTCGTATGGAGATGGGACTAAAACCTCAAGAGGAGATCGTGGACTTATTCGATATCTCCTTAGACACTGGCACACCACACCCTTCGAAATGGTGGAATTCAAGTTTCACATCAAAATGCCCATCTATATCGCTCGACAGCATATGCGCCACCGCATGGCCAGCATCAACGAACTCTCCGCCAGATACTCCGTCGTACCCAAACAGTACTACGAACCCGACGTTCTACGCGGGCAATCCAAAGTAAACAACCAGGGTTCGGAAGGTGTCGTGGATGTCGGTGACGAATTATCCTCTAAAGTTTCTGAAAAGCTCAATGAATCGTTTGAGTTGTACCAGGACCTTCTCGACAGGGGCACGTGCCGAGAACAGGCGCGTGGTAACCTTCCACAATCCACGTACACGGAATTCTATTGGAAGATCAACCTTCACAATCTCATGCATTACCTCCACCTACGCATGGATGAACACGCGCAAATGGAAATTCGTGAATACGCGAACGCGATTTATGAACTGGTCCAACCACTCGTACCCGTCACGATGGAGGCGTTCAAGGATTTCCGCACGGATGCGATGCACTTAACAGGTCCCGAAATCAGGGCCATCGCCACAGGTGAAAAGATTGAATCAC